CCGGTCTCTACAGGGACGTAGCGGTCGTATGGGTGCTGGCCGTGCGACCAGAGTTCGTCACCCATCTTGTCCATGAGCACCCGGTCTAGGGTCGCCCGACACGTCTATATATGCAGGGGTGCGAGATGAGTGACGAGATGATGGTGTTTGCGCTGGTCGTCGGCGCTTTCCTGGTGGTGGCGAGTGGTGCCGGCGCCGTGATCCGGATGCTGGCGAACGAGAACCGCCAGCTTCGAGGCGAACTTCTGCTTGGGTACCGCCGTGCCACGATGCCGGTGATCGGCGGGGTGGTGCCCGAGGTGGGTGAACCGGACGTGCCATTGACCCCGGCCGTGAAGAAGGCCATTGACGAGGCATACGGGTTGCAGGCCGACGCCTTCCAGTTCCCGGCCTCCACCTCATCCACATTCTCGGCCGAACACTACCCCGATCCGACCGATGCCCTGCTGCCTGACCCCGATCCGATGGATGGGGCCAACCGGGTGTCCATGGGCGATGACCCGTCCTGGCCGTTCCAGGGTGGAGTGGAGCGGTTCTAATGCATATGGCACAGGAGATTCTTCGCTACACGCTTCAGGTGACTGAAGTGGTGCTGGTCGCCGGGTTCGTCTGGACGTGGATCAGCCAATGACCAAGCCGTCAGAACAGTGGTGGGCAATCAACGGTGCAATCATCTTGGACGTTCTCAGACGAGCGGAACAAGGCGAAGACCCCGACATGCTCTACTTGGAACTCATCGCCAACACCACAGAGGATGAAGACTAGTGACCGTCGACAAGAGTGACGTTGACTTCCTCAACCCGGCCCACCCCATCCAGTTCGAGGGGTACGTCAAGGCCATGCGGACCAATGAACGGGACGGTGAAATGATCCTGTCCATCGCCATCCCGCCTGAGTGGAAGTTCCATGCTCTGCTCACCACCGATTACCCAGGCACCATGTTCGACATTCGATTTGTCAGGCAGGATACGTCTGGCCCCGACGAAGATACCGCCGAGGATGAACCGGCCCCCGAATCGCCCGATACCCCTCCGAGGTTTGAACCATGGCAGACGAAGTAACCCCCCTCGAAATCCTCCGTAGCCGGATCAGCCGCATCGTCAACTCATCACTCGATGAGGTGGAGAAGACCCTGAAGTCAGGCACCCCATCCGCCAAAGCCGCAGTCATGAAGACCACCCTCCCCGCCCTCATCAAGATCCTGGGCGAAGAAGAAAAGGCCGACGAACTGGCCGAGATGCGGAGGCTGATGGGAGAAATGGCCGAGCGGGATCGGATGGGTATTCACGGGATGGAGTCCCAGGGGAGTATGGATGGGGTAGGTGGCCCATCCACTGACGGTAGCCAGGGTGAGGGTGATGGGAACGTGGTGCCGTTCCGGCCCACGCCCCTCGATCTGCCTACGGACATGTCCGGTCCCACCTAGTCATGGACCTTCATCGTCGGGTATCGCAACTTTCCATCCTCGAAAACAAACAGCTTCAGGTTGTCCGCTTCAAGCCGAATTGGGCGCAGACCGAATACCTCGATGCTGCACGGCACCAACTCGAGACCACCGGCCGCATCCGCATCATCGTCCTCAAAGCCCGCCAGCTAGGCATTTCAACCGTGACCGAGGCGATGCTGTTCGTCATGTGCTTCACCATCATGAACTACCGCTCCATGGTGATTGCCCACGAAATCCCGGCCTCCCAAAACCTGCTGAAGATGACCCAACGCTATTGGGACACCTACCCGTTCAAGCAGCTATACGACACCCGCTACGCCGGGAAGAACCACCTCGAATGGGTGCAGACCGGATCGGCCATGCACGTCGCCACGGCCGGCAACAAAGGCGTCGGTCGATCCGCCACCATCCACGGCGTGCATGCATCCGAGGTTGGCTTCTGGCCCGATCCGAAGGAAGCCTTCGTCGGTCTGCGCCAGACCATCCCCGAGGCACCCGGCACCATCATCGTCATGGAATCCACAGCCAACGGTTCCAACATGTTCAAGACCGAATGGGAAGCCGCCGAACAGGGTGAGACTGAGTTCCAGCCGTTGTTCTTCCCGTGGCACCGGCATCCCAACTACACGGCCTCAGCCATCGGCATGCCATACCACAGCCTCGGCAAACTCGACGCTGAAGAAAAGGTGTTGCAGCGGATTGGGATCTCGGATGATCGCCTGGCGTGGCGGCGGTGGGCTATCCGCAACAAGGTTCAGAACGATCTTCAAATGTTCCACCAGGAATACCCATCCACCCCTTCCGAGGCATTCATCGCATCGGGCACCAACATCTTCCCGCTCCCGAAGCTCAACGTCGTCTACAAGCCTGAGCCTGGCAAGCGGGGGCAATTGTTGGAGAACTCTGCCCGAGTTGAGTTCATCGAGCGTTCCGACGGCCCGCTCACCTTGTTCCGTAAGGTCCACCCGAACCCCGAGCTTGGCACCTACATCGTGGCCGGCGACCCTACCAAAACCACGCAAGGCGACTTTGCCTGCATCCAGGTCATCAATCGGCGCACGCTCGAACAGGTAGCGGAATGGCGGGCACGTATCGACCCGATCACCTTCGCTGACGAACTGTTCAACCTCGGCAAATTCTTCAACCTGGCACTGGTCAGTACCGAGATTGAAGGCCCAGGGTATTCCACTATCGGGGCACTCCTGGCAAAGAACTACCCGAAGCTCTATCAGCGCACTCGAGCCGACACCCTCGCCTCCCCCTCAACCTCATCCAACTACGGCTGGTCCACCACCCTCCAAACCAAGAACCTCATGATCGGCTGGCTGTTGCGGTTCGTCATTGACGGCTCTGTCATCATCCACTCGTCCACGCTCTACAACGAAATGAAGGAGTACGTGCGGCTTTCCAATGGCGAGTACGGCCCTTCACAGTCTGATGGGTTCGATGACTGCGTGATGGCCTTCGCCCAGGCTATTATCGTGAACGTGATGGAGCCGGTATTGGCTGCACCGGAAGGCCCGGTTGATGGATCACTGATCCTCCCGAGCAGTCCAGACTTCTCCCCGCCTCCTACTCAACCCATCACCATTCATTCTCACGCCCACGAAGAACCCGAACCGCCATGGGCTTCATGGCCCGACGAAAGGTAGTCCGCTCATGCCCCGATACGAATACCGCTGCATCGAATGCCAGTCCCCCACCACCATCAACACTTCCATCGCCAACTTCTCGGCCAACTTCGCCGGCAAGTCCCTGGCCTGTGATGCGTGCATGGGTGGTGAACTTCGTCGGGTCTACACCCCCCTCCCCTTCACCCTCCCCATGCCTGACCACTTCAATGTCTCGGCCGGCCAGCACGTTTCCGGCGAACACCACCTCCGGGAAGTGTTCAAGCGCAAGTCAGCAGAGGCCACCGAACGCCTCGGCGTCGAGCACAACTTCCAGCCCATCGACTTGCGTGACCATGAAGCCCTCGGTGTTACAAGGGAAGGTCTTGAAGAAGATGTAGCTCGACGCCATGATGCAGGTCTGCCCTCCATCCCGATCCCCGAGTGAGTAGGCCCCTGTGGTAGCCACCATGCCCCGCCAGCCCGCCCCCATGCCCGCTGGTGGCCCGCCGCCGCCCGGCATGCCCCTACCGCCCCAGCCAGGTCCGATGCCCCCCGAGGCTGGCCCTGGTGCGCCCCCTGCTGCCCCTGGTGGCCCGCCGCCCGGTCCCGGTGCTGGTGGCCCGCCGCCTGGCCCGAGCTACCTGCCCGGCCCGCCGCCTACCCAATCGAACAAGCCGACACCCCCGCCACTTGACCGCCTTCCTCGCCTCGATGCGAATGTGGAGATGGAACTAGTTGGCGAGGTTCTTTCCCTCCTGCGTCGTGCCCGTGACAAGCGCCGGCCGATGCTTCAGAAGTGGGATGCCAACTACCGGGCCATCCACACGCACCGCTACCACGCTGCTCGAGCCTCCTATCTTCCTTCGCCGTGGGTGAACGAAATCTTCGCCACACTGGACACGCTTGTTGCGTGGATGACGGACCAGGAACCGACGTTCGATGTGACGCCTTCGGTGCAGCCGATGAACCCGATCTACTCGTTTGCCGACTCGCTTTCACAGGATCTCAAAACGGTCATGCGGTCGTCATGGCAGGTAGATCAGACCGCCGCCGAGATTGAGAAGGTGGTGTGGGATGGCCTGACCTATGGCATCGGGTTCCTGAAGACCGTGTGGGACATGAGCGCCTACCGTGGATTCGGCAATGGCCGGCTTACCCGGTGCGACCCGTACTCCGTATACCCTGACCCCGATGCCACGTCGTTCGCCAACATGAACTACATCATCGAGGCGCGCAACGTTTCTAAGCAGGAACTTGAACGGCGCTTCCCCGGCGCTATGAAGCGGCTCAACACCGACTCCTACATCGAAGACATTGACAAGGCGAAGGACCGGCTGGACTTCCACAACACCGGGGGCCAGGCCATGGCGAACCCTGGTGCGATGATCGGGTCCAACTTTTCGGCCTATGGTCTTCCCGGCCAGGGAAATCGAATCGGCGCCTTGGATGAACCTGGCGTGACGCTCATCGAAGCATGGTTGCGGACCCCGAAGGTTGAGAACGGTCGCACCTATGACGGTTGGCGATGCGTCGTGGTGGCCGGCAACCGGGTGCTCATGGACAAGATGGGTGACGAACTCTGGTCGCACGGTCAGCACCCATACGACCGCTACGTCCCGGTTGAGACCGGCGAGTTCTACAGCCATGCGCTTGTTGAAGACATGATGCCGTTGCAGCGGTCCATCAACCGTATTCTCGCCCGCATCGAGCAGAACATCGACCTCATCGGTTCGCCGGTGCTGAAGGAAGATGCACGGTCCGGTCTGTCTCGTACCGCTATCACCGACAAGCCTGGGCAGCGCCTTCCCGTGCAGCAGGGTGGCATGGTGGAGTGGATGAATCCGCCGCAGATGCACCCGCAGATGGGCATGGACATTATCCGGCTCTACATCACCGAGATGGAACGGATCTCCGGCCTCAGTGCAATCGTGCGTGGTGCATCCCCGACCGGTCGAAACGCCCAGGGTGTGATCGACTCCGTGCAGGAAGCTGCCTTCGTGCGGATTCGGAAGTCTCTTCGCAACCTGTCCCGTGCCATTGGGTCCGGTGGCGAGAAGATGGCGGCGATGATCGTGGAGTTCTACGACACCCCGAGGATGGTGAGCCTGGTCGGGCCGAGCGGGGAGAAAACTTCCATCGCACTTCGGTCAGATCACTTCTACCTTCCCTCGCCCGAGGGTTCCACCCCGATGCGGTTCCAGTTGCTTATCGACGCTGGCGAGTCGTCTTCTCAGTCCCGAGGTCAGCGAGTGGCGGAAGCCGATGCACTTTACGCCATGGGTGCGATTGATGAGGAAGCTGTGTTGGAAGTCCACTCGTTCCCGAACTGGCAAGTGGTGTCCCAGCGAGTGAGGGAGATGAAGGCGCAGGCAGGAACGCAAGGCGAAGCCCCGACCCAGCGTGCAGCCGCACGCCGATAACCAGGAGATCAAATGTCTGACATGTGGAACGATTTCACCGCACCGATGCCCGATGGGTATTCCCCGCCCGAGGGTCGAGTGAACGCACTCAATTCCCCCCAGGACCGGGACTGCATGAGCGAAGGTGAGGAATCCGGCGCCGAAGCCATGGATGACTAATCTCGAATAGATCGCTTCCCCTGGCGAGTCAAAGAACCCCTACCCATCTCACGGGTAGGGGTTCTTTGCGTCTATGGCCCGCTACCCATACCGTATGCTATTTCCCTGTGCCCGCTTGCATTCATCCTCCTATCTCCATAACGTTCCCACCGACGTTCCATCCACCACCGAGGTAGAACACCATGCCCGAGAAGATCAAGTCCAACACCGGCAATGCGCCGATCAAGCAGGTCGGCCACACGGCCGGCACCCGCTACGGCACCAACCCCAACGCCCAGGTGAAGGGGTCCAACACCACCCGAGACCTGAAGGTCTGAGGTAGCAACGATGGCTGGCACCAACCAGATGAACACGATGGGGGAGGGCATTCGGAAGTTCATGGACCTCATCGGCAAGATGAAGCTGACGCCGGACGCTGACCTGCCCCTTCTCATCGAGTTGGAGACCAGCATCATCGCCGCCAACAAGTCGGCCATGGAGCAGTCCGCTGCTTCTGGTGCCAGTGCTATGCAGCCGGGGGCAACGGTGCCTCCCGGTGGAATGGGGATGATGGGAGGGCCGATGGGTGGCGCTATGCCTCCTGGCCCTCCCCCGTCCCCGTCAACGCTCATGGGTCAGGGTGGCCGAGGAATGACCACCTACCCGTCCATGCCCCAAGGTGCCGAAATGGCACGCATGCTGAACCAGTAAGGACATTCCGCTCATGTCTATGACCCCTCCCGCTGAACCGCCTCGGTTCTCTCTCCCCGGTTCTGAGCCGGTGGAAGAAGCCGTTGTCGATCCGACCGCCACCGATGCGACCACGCCGGTCGATGGTGCGGTGGTCGATGACGCCCAGGAACTTGCTCCGGTCGAAACCCCTGCCGGCGACTACGCCCCCGATTCCCTCGAAGCTGCCATCGCTGCTGCGCTCGATGCGCCCGATGACGCTCCCGATCCCCTTGAAGCTGGAAACCCTGCGCCGGCCGACGGGGAAGCGGGGTCCGAGGTTTCCTCCTTGTCCTCGGACCCCGCTGGTTCGACCGATGACCTCACGCCTCACCCGACCGATGACCTCATCGACTTGGGCAATGGCCTGGTTGTGCCTCGCTCTGAAGTGGTTGATCTGCTTCAGTGGGCGCAGTCGCTTACCCCTGAAGATCAGGCAGCGGTTGAAGCCGCCCTCAATCCTTCCGCCCCCTCGCCTTACCCGTCCGCAGCGAGCGGCAGCGGAACCCCTGCACCGGTCGGTCCCCCCTCCGGTGCAGGGTCTTTCTACCCGCCTGCCAGTTACCCCGGCCAGTACCCGCCTGCCGGCTATCCGGCCCCCGGTCAGCCTGGCATGCCGATTGCCCCGGCCCCGACCACTTCCCCCATCCGTGAGAAGTTGGGTGAGTTGGCCGACGTTGTTCCCGGCCTCGCTGACATTCTCGAAGCCCAGCAGGCCGAAGTTGAATCCCAGCGCAACCAAATCGCCCGGTACCAGGCCGAACAGGCCCAGGCCCAGCTTGCTGTCGAGCGGGAGCGCATCGCCCAGGGTGTGCAGGCCGGCGATGAGCAGTTCGTCACCGCCCACCCCGAACTCACCCCTGTTGATCTTCACCACATTCGTCAATCGGCATTGAACTCCGGTCTCATGTCGGTGCAGCTTCCGAAGCATGGTGGCAACGCAACCGAGGCTTACAAGGCCACGCTTGAAACCGTCATGTGGGCCGACCCCAAGTACCGTGACCTACTCGTTCATCAGCAGGCCACCGAGATCGCACGCCAGCAGGCCGCTACGGCTGAACGGCGTGAGAATGCAGCGGCACTCTCCGGCAGTACCGGTTCCGTGCCCCGTGAATCGCAGTCCGCTCCTGCGCTTCAGACCCCCGAAGGACGCCAGATCGGGATGCGTGAATACATCGCCGCAGCCCTTCAGTCCGGTATTCCTTCGTAGGTCT